TACGACGTGGATACGGAAACCCCTAGGCCGGAGAAGTTGGTGCTGGATTTCGATACCACCGTCAATTCCTCACCCACAGATATCTCGGGGCAGGGGAATCATGGGGTGTTTTACAACGGTGCCTCATACTCCGCAGCGGATAAGGCGTTTAAATTTGATGGGTCTTCTAATCAATATATTCAGGGAAATTTGAATAATACAGGAGATATAGACTTCTCCATATCTACGTGGTTAAGACGCGACACCTTTTCAGAAGGTGGTTTTCCATTTAGTATAGGGACTATCTCTGGAGCGGGGACGGGAATGGCATTTGATATATATGCAAGTGGGGGTAGTTTATATTTTTGGGTAAATGGTGGTACCATGCTTCATGACACTGATGGCGCTACACAGTTTCCTGCTAAAACATGGGTTCATGTTGTAGCCACCCGAACGGGTACCACCTTAAAAGTGTATTTAAATGGTGTAGATTGGACATCAAATATGGCGGTCTCGTCCAACGGTTCGGCAGCTTTGTCATTACCCGCTAATGCAATCATTTCGCTAGGAAGACGAGAGGGAAGTGCAAACACTGATTTCACTGGTCAAATCTCCAATTTCAAGGTTTATAATGTTGTCCTCGAACCCTCGGAGGTCCAAAAGTTGTACCGGTTGGGCCGAACCGGGCGGTCCATGGTCATCAGCGACACGGCCGTCGGCATCGGGAAAGTCCCTGAAGCCCAATTGGATGTGAGGGGGACTTTTAGAGCACCAGGGACGATCGTGCAGGTTATGAGTGTTACGAAAACTGATACATTTGTTACAACTGGTGCTAATAACCACCCCGTTTCACCTGGTAATGATGTACCCGGGCTGTCTGTGACAATACACCCAAAATTTGCGAATAGTAAGATACTAATTTCGTACGACGTGAATATGGGTGCTTACGGTCGTTCTTACCTTAGGATACAAAGAAAACAAGGAGGGAGCACCACTAACATAGAAGCACCAGTGGGTCCCGAGGCGAACACACAAAACCAAGGTAAGTCTACAAGTTCTTACGCGGGTGGTGCTGACAGTCAACTCTTCAGTGCCTCATTCGCACATTATGATACTGCAGGTAGTACAACACCAATAACCTACACGATCCAGGCATGGACGTATCACAGTACTTATTATGTGTATATAAACAGGGCTCGTTTGGATGGAAACGGATCCAATAATGGTACATATTGGGGTCGTACACTAAGTTCGATAACCGCACAAGAGGTATGCCAATAAAATTCTGATATAAAAGTAAATGGATATAGCTTTCGTCTTATCCGAATATTATAAAGGTCAAGTGTGGACCCTCAATGGTGATGGCTATGAAGGTTTAATTTGGCACGATGAAAATCAGACAAAACCAGCTCTCGAAGAATTAACGGAAAAATGGGATGAACACTTGGCAGCCCAACCCCTAAAAAACCTCCGCGAAGAACGCAACACGCGGCTCGCCGAGGTGGATTGGGTGTTTTCGGGGGACTATAGGGTCGATATAGAGATGTATCAAGAGTGGCTCCTTTATCGTAAGGCCTTAAGGGACCTTCCGTCGACAACAGAAGATCCTGCGAACCCTATATGGCCCAAAAAACCTGCTACGGTCAATGGTAAAACGGTCGATTATTATGAACGTGACACTCAATCGACTAAAATAATTCTTCTTCAAAATGTTGTCAACGGTTTAATGAAGAGAATACACAATCTGGAGAATCCGTAAAAATAAACTCTCCATATAATATAAAATGTCTGGTGGTATTGCCCAACTCGTTGCTGTCGGTGCCCAGGATGTGCACCTCGTCGGTCAGCCGGAAGTCAGTTTTTTCAGGTCGACCTACAAGCGTCACACAAACTTTTCTCAAACCGTCGAACGTCAGGTCATTCAGGGCAACGTCTCGAACAACGGTATGTCCACCATCCGCTTCGAACGAAAGGGGGATATGCTCGGGTATGTCTACCTCGTCGCCAATGATGGGACCAAGACCCTCCCTATAGGTGATTGGACTACCGTCATCTCCAAGGTTGAGCTTCTCATCGGTGGTCAGGTGATTGACGAGCAGGATTCTATTTTCTCTACTCTCATCGCCCCGGCCCTATCGGCTAGCTCCTATTCGAAGTCTATCGCTGGTGGTCTCGGTAACACCCGATTTTACCCACTTCGTTTCTCTTTCTGTGAGAACTGGCAGTCCGCCCTCCCTCTCATCTCGCTCCAGTACCATGACGTCGAGCTCCGTATCACATGGGGTGGTGTCGCCGCGGACAGTAGCCGTAAGTGGGATGTCTACACGAACTACGCGTACCTGGACACCCAAGAGCGTGAGATGTTCGCGGGGTCCCCCCAAAACATGATCATGACCCAGGTCCAGAAGGCGATCGCATCCAAGTCCAAGATACAAGAAATGAACTTCAACCACCCTGTGAAGTACTTGGCATCTGCGGACTCGGATACCGATCTCGCCATCCTCAGTGAAAGAAATAAGCTCAAGCTCCAGATCAACGGTACTGACGTCGCCGACTATAAGTTTGCCGACCCCCACTTCACCACAGTACCCCTGTATTACCATTCCTCCAATGGTGACTCCACCACCGCTAAGCGACTTTTCTTCTACCCCTTCTGTCTGGATGTCTCCAAGCTCCAACCCACTGGTTCCCTGAACTTTTCCCGTCTGGATTCGGCTCGTATTATTAACGACAAAGACATCTGTGATAAGGATGTCTACGCTGTGAACTACAATGTCCTCCGTATCGAAAATGGTATGGGTGGCCTTTTATATTCTAACTAATTAGTAACTATGTTTTGGAAGATTGTTTTCCTACTCGCCATCGTTTTTGTATTGACGTACGATCCTAAGTCTAGGACACTCGAAAAAATTGTTGGTCAGCCCACAGCCTCAACAGACAAATCGTGTGAACACGCGCATTACGAAGCCGTTCAATTTGCTCAGACACCATATGATTGTCCTTCTCAGGGGAAGACTAAAATGGGTGTAATTACTTAAAAAAGAAAACATATACAATTGTATAATGATCCCAATCAACCGCGAAACCCTATTGACCATCGCGACCATCATTTGCGCAATCGGTGTCATCTACTTGTTTAAGGAGATGAACAAAACGAGGGAAGAAATGAATTCTTTCAAGACCTTTTCCAGTCAGGTTGTAAAGAAACTCGCTGCCCCAGAGCCCAAATCTGAGCCGGAGCCGGAGCCGGAGCCGGAGCCCGAACCGGAACCCGTGAAGGTTAAATCAGCGGAATAAACTTATCATCTTATTATAACTTGCGAATGCGCAATGAAAAAGTACAAAGCGATAGCAGTACCAATAACTTTTGCAGATGGAAAACCAAAATTTCTCACAGTGAGGGATTGGAGATTTAAGGATTGGATTTTCGTCACAGGTGGGTGTAGACGTCGAGAAATCCCAAACCCCCTTCGTTGTGCCCTACGAGAACTTGAAGAAGAGACGAGGGGTGTCGTCGCACTTAAGAGTGGTGAATATACCGAATTTAAATTTACAGTCAAGGAAAGTCCAACTGTGGATCTTGAATATAATGTCTTTATATTTTTCGTAAATTATACAAAATCTGAACAACAGATACAAATAAAGAAATTTTATGAAGAAAAGCACAGAACAAGTGTTAAAAAAAGTCTGAATCAACCCATACGAAAAACATATGATGAAAATGATTATATGAGCTACGATACACTCGAAGAGTTTAATGTTCGTAAGCGGTGGAAACTCATCATAGATAATGTAATCAAAAATCCTCAATTTTATGCGTGTATAAGTTCTCTCAATAGAAAAACCTTCTCTATTAAATAATGAAGTCAAAAGCTTTCATCTTAAGACAGATTGGCGAACTCCTTGATAAGAACCGAGGTCTCTGTGGGGAAGAGATTCAGGTATGGTTCAAAGAAAATGAAGAAAAAACAGTCTATGAGCTTCTTACTATAAAGAAGCATCTCTCACAAACTCAAGAATTTCAAGATGTTTCATGTATGCGATGGTTTAGAGAAGAAACACCTTAATATAGTATGTTTAAGAGTTGGTGCGCTTCACAAAAATTTAACAATGCATCCAATTTATCACATGTACTTCTGGACGGGGGTAAACTCTCCGTGCCGTTTGATAAATTGGATAACTTTTACGAGAAGTACGTAGAAGCTGTCAAGCGTGGGGATAGACTCTACGTCGTGGAACAGAAGACAGAAAACTATAACTTTTTCGTGGATATCGATTACAAGAACAGCGAAGCGTTGAACTTGGATGAAATCAAAGATATTTGTAAAATTATTTGTGATAAGGTGAAGCGTCATGGTGGTCGCGACTGTATCATCTCAGTGGCCCCACCAAAACCACATGGGGACCTAATCAAAACTGGTATTCATTTAAATTGGTACGGCCTCGTTGTGGATCAGGCTTCGGCAGTTGCGCTTCGGGAACATATTATCATAACCCTTACTCGAGCAAAGGGTGGTGTAAATTGGAATGAAGTTGTAGATGCCTCTGTGTACGGTTCCGTAACTAGAAAAACGATGGGAAGTGGTTTTCGAATGCCGTGGTCATATAAAAAGGCGAAGCATACTGCTTGTAATGGACAGGGGTGTAGTGAATGTATTGGTGGTAAGATAGACCAACTCGCATATCTTCCGGTATTTAAGTATGTGCATGGTCCACTCAGTTCTATCATACGTATAGTACAGGAAGCTTCTGTAGAAAATTTACGTATGATTGTCGTACGAACGGATGCACCCCAAAATACTATTATAGAATCACCATCTTCAAAACTCAGGGAAGGTACTTTCACGGTGACTCAAACGAAAGATGAACTTATGGATGAACAGGTTAAATGTGAAATTGAGAGATTCATTCAGAAGAATTTAGAAGGACAACAAAATGCTTCAGTGACCAAGGTTTTCAAACATGGAAATTGTTTCCTTGTCTCTACAAACTCAAAATATTGTGAAAACCTCAAGCGAGAACATGGATCCAATCATGTATGGTTCATCATAAGTGGGAAAGAAATTGTACAGAAATGTTTTTGTACATGTGAGACCCTTGTTGGGCGTCGTGATGGTTTTTGTAAAGATTTCTGTGGGAGGCGACACATTCTTCCAAAGCCTCTCATTGATAAGTTGTACACCGATATCAAGAATTGTCTAGAGATTAAGAAACGCATCGAGAAACCCCAGGTGAATCAGAGTGACGCCAAACCCCTTATTGAAACGTTTATCAGGAAAAATATGAATGCCCCAGGGGATCTTCAGGTTATTTCTATCGTAAAAGTTAAAAATAAACACATAGCGCTTACAACATCAACGTATTGTGAAACGATCTGTGGACTACATGAATCATGTGTGATGTCCTATATCATAGATGGTACTAAAATTGTACAGAAGTGTCCTAAATGTAAAAAGAACACTGCTAGAACACATTGTTTGGATATAAAGATTATAAAGGTACTTAAACAGTAACATTCTTTAAACCGTAGATGATTACTCGTTCCGGGCGAAAGATAAAGAAACCTGCGGCGTTTGTACCCACAGAGGATAAGGTTGTTGATGATTATCAGGATGAAGAACATGATACAGACTTTGGCTCTGATTTAGATACAGAGGATGAGTGTTACTCAGATGAAAGTGAGGAAGATGATGATGACGACGCGGACGATAATGGAAATCTGAAGGATTTTATCGTCGATGACGAGAGTGAAAGTGAGGAAGAAGATGCTTAAAAAAAACAAAATATATATTAGAAATGGAAACTGATATCGGTAATCCTATTGAGTATAACCCAACTATGGAACCCATGATTCAAGAAGATAATTCGGTACCCATTCAACAGGAACCGGAGCCTCAGATGCCATATTATATGGACTACCCACCCCCACCACCTCAGTCACAAGAAAATGATATCTTTTCCAATATTGATAAATCTACCTGGATTATCGCATTCGCTGTATTCCTATTGGGCTTTTTTATGGGAAAAACCATGCAACCGGTGATCCTCAGGTATTCTTAATCTCCTCTAAACGTCTCTTTAATTTTTCTTCATCCGTTTCAATAGGAATTTTTATTTTACCACTCTCATGTGGAAAACCATGCAACCAGTGATCATCAGGTATACTCGAGTATGCTGTGAAGGTCCCTATATCCCCGTATTTTGGGGGTATGAAATGGTTTATAAATGGACCTCTATATGTATCTTCGATGAAGCCAGCAGTTGTACTGACTTCGGGTTCCGTTTTGTTTTTTAAGTCAAATGTTGGATTAAAAAACAAAATAAAGAAAGCACTGACCAAAATAATTGTAACAAGTACCTTGATCATTTTTGTTTATTGTATATGGATATTTTTTATGAAATTAAGCCTCCTCCTTCACATCTGCAAGTTTATCGTCAACCTCACGTTGCTTCCGACGCTCTTCCAATTCAAGAGCAACAATGGCGTCTGCTTCCTTCACGAGTTCTTCCATGGGGGTATCAGGCTTTTCCTTTTTCAGACGCTCGAGAACCTCTGCAGGATGTGATACTGGGGCTTCGTCCGATTTTGTATAGAACATGGAGTTCTCATCACCAGGTACGTACTGGGATTTGGTTTCCGCCATCCCCTGCTTACGTTCCTGGAACATACGCGCAGCTTGGGCTTGATTTTCCTTGTAACCAGACATGATTTCCTCGAGTTTCTCGTTGGTGTAGTGTACATCTTCGATTTTTGAGGAATCGGGGGGAATGAGTAGCCATTTGTACATATCTACGACGTAAATATCGAACGTAGGATCCTCTTTTTGGAGACGTTTGGCGTGATTAGCCGCCTCATCCCGGGTTGAGAATGCGCCACGAATCTTGATACCAAACTTATCATTCTTTTGGGGTGCTTCAGGACCGATGACGGAGAGGCATGCAAAGATTTGTCCAGGTACGGTGGTATAATCAGTTTCCAAAGACATTATATTTATGTAATGCCGCTAAACTTTAAGCCCTAAGTGTACGACTGAAATGTGAAAAGTAAGCAATAAACATGTACCCCAACGATGGTAGAAATCATCATGACGGCATCGCCAATGAGCTTAGTACGATCTACATGATCAATAACAACCCAAAGCTCGCACCAATCCGTGAAAAGTTGGGCCACTTGGTTCACAAGGGGGGTACATCCATGAACCCCGACGCAATATGCGAAGAAACTGGTGTAAAGGTTTCCATGAAGAACAAAGAATCTGAAAGTGGTTCATTTGACTGGAAAAACATGTCGTTTACCGACAAAGATTTCAACGAGATTCACCAATCGATTATTAAGTTTTACAAGAAATTTCCAGAGGATGAACAGTGGGTACGGAATACATACAAAGAGCTGTTCCACATCATTTGTAAGACCATTGACCCCAATGTGATGCTCAATCGTGTTCT